GCGTGAAAGTAATTCAAAACGGAAGAAATGCGCCTACAATTCTTTTTTGACGGAAAGCCCGCGCGGGAAGTAATCGATCTAATGAAAAAACACGGCTTCAAATGGTCCCCCTTAAATTCCTGCTGGCAAAGGCTATGGAATGGCAACGCGATTTATTCCGTTAAGCACTTTATTAAACCAGAACTTGAACGAATTTTAATCAACTAAACTAGGTAAAAAAATGAAAGAACTAATCAATCAAATGCTCGATGGTGAAATTGACATCTACCAAATCCACACCGCACCCGAAGGCGAGCTACAAGAGCAACTTAGTAAAGAAATCGACACTCTTTACAACGAGGCGGCACAAGGCGGGTATCATTTAGACGATGATGCTGAGGAAATTTACGAACATATTTTAGAGCAATACGAAAATTTATTAAAACATTAATTAGGCAGGTAAGCAATGAGTCTTAAAAAAATCAAAGAACAAGAAAATGGATAAAGAAACGTTGGAAAAATTATATTTGGAAGGCGGCGCGGATCTAGTATCTGAAAAGCTCGATTGCTCGATTCCGATTGTTTATCGCTTGCTAAAAGAAGCAAATATTAAACTTGATGGCAGAAAGAGAAATTCTGGCAGAAAGAAAAAATTTGAATTAGAGAAATAAATTGAAATCTGGGATCAAAATTTAATTTAAAAATTATGAAAGAAAAAATGAGCGAAGCAATAATCAACTACATAGATAATACTGACATCAAGAATATTCCTGATGTGATGGTTGTCCTGATCATGGTCTTTGAACGTGCAAACGAGATACAGCTTAAATGCTTACAAAAACTTTTAAATAGGGCGGGTTATGATTGTTAATTTGAAAGAAGAGCTTATCGACAAGATCGACCGCTGGTTTAATCGTATCTCTGACGAAGAGCTACGCAAAGTTATCGCTAGATTGAACATTAGCTATTCAGAACTAATCAATCAGCTTTTTGACTTAGAGGAAAAAAGCGTGCAAGAAGTTATTGTTTTTTACAACAATTTGGAGATTAAAAATGTTTACAAATAACAGAAGAAAAGAATTCTTTCAAAAAGACGGCGAGAAATTCTATTTGAAAATTGTCAATACTGAACAAACAATGCGCGAACAAGTTGAGCTTATTTCAATGCTTAATAGACTAGCTACTGAGTCAGAAATTGATTTAGATAAGAGCTTGAGAACTCGCGGCGAGCGTTTAAAGACTTTACATGAACCGCACCAACTTTGGCAAATTAGCGAGGAATGGCTTTCAACGTCTTTTGAGAATGAATCAAACAGAAATGTTTTTATCATCGAAAACGAAGCAGGAAAGCCAATTTCCGCGACGATAGCATTGATTAACTGCCCGCACTACCGCGAGACAATGAAAGTTTCTGAAGACGTTGGCACGTTTGTTTATATTACACACGTCATCACTGACGAGAATTTTAAAGGAAATGGGCTGTTTTCGCTTACGCTAAACAAAATAATGACGATGCTCTCAAATCCGAAGCGCGATTTGCCGACTCCGATTGATTATTCAATTTCGATAAGTGCAGCTGAAGCGGTCACAGAAAGTGACCAGTCGGAGACAACTTATGTCATGAACTTGCCGCGCTATGCTAGAATGTGGCAAAATAGATTTGAAGACAACAAGCTTCAATTGCGTTATCAGAGTTTCGAGAGTCCGAAATTGCAAGAAGGGCGGGATAGATTAGAAATCGAGTCTTTCCTTGACGAAGGAGGCAATCTTGATGAGAAGGCGGTTAGTGATCTGGTTAAATCTCGGGCACCAGAGGCTAGTAGCGAGGGAAAGTGGGTTAGAGGTTTATTTTTAGAAGGCCGACAAACTAAATCGCATGAAGAAGCTGTAAGTTTCAAAAGAAAAACAAATCCTAAGATTCAACAACAAACGAGATAATAAAATGAAAAAACTTTTAGAAGAATTAATATTGCCAGCACTAATAGTCTTAATGTTCTGCGTTTATTATTACTTAAGTCAATTAATGCTAGAAAACAGCGAGCACATGCAGGATATTAAAAGATTCGACAAGATCGAAGAAATTTTGAAAAAAGGTCGAACAAAGTCTATTGACATTTAATTTCACAAAAGTAACGTTGTTTTGAGTCTGAATCACTCATTAGCTGGGAGCTTAAAAATTCCCAGCTTTCTTTTCAATTGGCTAGTCGTTGTGGTTTTCGTATTTCCACGCAGGGCGGCTAGCTTATTGAGACGAAAGTCTTTTTGTGTAATTTCTCAGCGTCACTAATATTCGAGATGTGGCGTTGAGACTTTGCCAAGTGTTTTGTTCACTGCGTAGCGGGGGATGAAACAAATCGGACTAAGGGGCTGGCAAGTCTCCTGCCGTGAGGCGAAAGCCAATAAAATCTTGCCAAACTAGCTAGAAATAGCGGGAAAGCTGAAAAATTAGGTTTTCTTAAATTCCGAAAGGACAAGCCCTGCACGCAAAGGCGGGGAGTAAATACCGCCCCTCGTCTATAACTAGGACGCCATCGCATAGGTGGAGAGGTCAGTAATCAATCTGGCGGGGCGAACCTTGGCACGGGGAAAGATTAGTGCAAAAATACTCTCTGTTAGAGCTAGGGCGGCGGTTATAAACGCTTAAGATATTTGATATCGGTTCCCAACGGCTGCAAGTATTACCGCGCAAGGCAGGGATAAAGCGGGTGCGGGGTTCCCAAAAGTAGCGACCTGACAGCTCGGAAAGACGGCAACCTAGCCTAGGTAAAGATGAAGGCAATAGATCATTGTGGCGGAAATAAAGACGCAGCAGGATTGTTTGAAAGTAAGTGACAATCTTTGGTTATTCTAGAAAGACCAGTAATGCGCCAAAAGGTAAATTAACTATTCCCGTTTAATTGGGTGAATTTGTGTTAATTTTGGGCATATAAGGGGTAGTTCCTTATCAATGACAAGTTAGCCTTCTGTAAAAAGGCAAATATTAACCAAACAATAGTTATATGTGGATTAAAGAAAGAATAATGACTGTAATATTTCTTTGTAGTGTTATGGCTTTTTTAATTACTTCTTTATTTGGAATATTATTACTAATAAATTTTTTATAAATAAAATGGAAGAAAAAACATTAGGGGAAATAAGGGTAAGAATAGATTTTAATGCGTCAGGTAATTCAACTGTGAACGACATAAAAAGAAATTCGGCACAAATGATTGACCTATTAAAACACTTACAAACAGACGGTGGTCAAAGTGAAAAAAATCGCTTGATAGCCATTGCTCAAACCAAATACGAAGAAGCCGCAATGTGGGCAGTAAAAGCGGCAACGGCTTAAGATGTAAAAAGGCGCTTCGCTCAAGTAAAGATGAAGGCGGGAATATCAATAAAATGGTAGAGTTAGCAATAACTCAAAAGCTAGTAATATCACATCTGCAAGCGTGGTAAGAATTCTTGCCAGTTAGTCCTTCTGTAAAAAGGCAATTTCTCTTGATTCTTGGAAATAAAGGTTGATTGTGTTAGACACCAACGCACGCGCTAGCGTTAAGTCGTAAGACAAACCGTGGGAGTGAAAGCCAGTCAATGTAAGTTGGAAACTCGGGCTAGGGGCGTTGGAAGTGTTAGAAGAAATTTTATTAGGATTGGGAAGAATCCGAAATTATCATATGCCCACGCGGCAAATCGGCAAGGTTGGCTTCCCCCAGCCTTGCTAACCAACTACAGGGGAAGAGTTATGGCGGGAAGAAAAGGAGCTTTGTTCGGAGGCAGTGGAGCCAAAGAAAGCAGCACTAAACATTATCAAAAAGCTTTAAAACAAGCATCACCAACTTTTAAAAAGAAAGATTTCAATCATTACGTCGGCAAGAGAATGTCGGAAAGTGAATTGGAAACTTATTTAATGGGAGACACAATCCAGTGTCTAGAATGTGGCCTACATTATAATCATCTAACTTTGCATCTTCACCATTCTCACTTAATGACCAGAGAAGATTATTGTTTAAGATATGGTATTCCTCCCTCTACAACTTTAGTGGGTCAATCAATTAGAAAAACTATTAGCAATTGTAGAAAGGAAGAATTTAGTAATTTAGATGAAGAAAAAAGAGAAGTAATTAGAAAAAGATTACGAACCGCTAATAGTGGAAAATCGCTGTTAAAAAGAAGAAATGCCTGTTGCCCTAAATGTAACAAAAGATTTTTAACAAAATCGGCTAAAATAGATGTTCTCTGCAAAAACTGCTCCAAAGAAAATTCTGTGTTAGCACTAAGGAAACATGCTCTCAAAATAGAAAGCTGCGCCGATTTTGTCACTTGTCCTTGCTGTTCTAAGGATTTCAGACCACAAAATGCTGCAAAAATATTTAGATTAAATCAAGGATACAAACTTTACTGCTCTAGAAAATGTTATCTTACGTCGCTTCCAAAAAGAGTTTCTGATTCTTCTAAAAAAAGTCCCTTAATCGAGAAAATCTGCCCTAGTTGTAATTCTACTTTTAAAAAGAAAGAAAGGCTCAAGGCGATATTTTGCAGCCGGAAATGTTATCTTTCTCATCCAAAAGATGTAGATGGAAAATTCCTTAAATTAATTACCTGTTAAATCATGTCAGAGAAAATCCACAGCAAAAGAGGTAAAAATGGCAACTAAGAGAAGTTTTATAATCCATGTGGATAGTTTGTCCGTGCTAAAAAAACTAAAAGACGAACAAGCTGGAAAGCTTTTTAAGGCAATCGCTCTTTTCCAAGAAGATGGGTTATTGCCAGAAGAAGATGATTTTATTTCTATTGTTTTTGAGCCATTTTTAAATCAATTTTTAAGAGATTCTGAAAAATATCAGAACATTGTAGAGCGTAACAAGCTTAATGGCTCTAAGGGTGGAAGACCTAAAAACCCAATGGGTTATTTGGAAACCCAATCAAACCCAAAAGAACCCAAAAAAGCCGATAGTGGTATTGATAGTGGAAGTGAAAGTAAAATTAGTAATGCTAATGAAGAATGTAAATCAGAATTAAAATCTCAATTCGAATCTTTTTGGAATCTTTACGACAAAAAGAAAAGCAGACCTGATGCTGAAAAGAAATTCAAAGCAGCTCTCAAGAAAGACACTTTTGAAAACATCATTACTGGTCTTGAGAAATACATTAAGGCAAGGGGATCTGATTCTCAATATTGGAAACATCCATCTACTTGGTTGCACAACGAATGCTGGAAGGATGATTACACTCAAGCTAAATCAACTGATTCTAGTTTTAACTCAACCCAATGGAGCAAATACTAATGCACTTTAACTTAGAAGCAGAGCAAGGATTACTTGATTACATCATTCACGATAATGACCATGTAATACGACTTGGAATTGAAGAAGAAGATTTTCTAGAAATAAGTCATAAAAAGATCTTCAAACACATAAAGTCGTGCATTGATAATGCAGCATCTGCAAATTTAATCAGTCTCAGACCATTCTTTGAAAGTTCAGGTTTAAAAGAATCTGCTATGGAATTGCTAGGAAGTAGAAGTGGATTAATAAGCGCATCAGAATACCTACAAATTCTTCGAGAATTGAGACATAAAAGAGAATTAGAGGAGATTACACTTTCTACTAAGGAAATGTTATCAGACGCTTCTAAAAACAGCCAAGAAATCAAAGAATTAATAATTGAAAGATTGGAAGCTGTTTCGATAAAAAGCCAAAATCAGCCAGTTTCTCTTGGTAAAGCCGCGCGGGAAGCATTCGCAAAAGACAAAGTTGTTTCAATTTCTTCGGGTTACAAAGCAATCGATAAAATCATAAATGGATTTGATCTTGGTGATTTGGTGATAATTGCTGGTCGTCCTGCTATGGGCAAAAGTGCCTTAGTAGCAAATGTGGCTTTAAGATTAGCGAAAGAGGGAAACCCTATCTTGTTTATTTCTCTTGAAATGAAAGCAGACCAAATTTCAAAAAGAATGATAGCTTGCCTTTCGTCAATCCATTTAACAAAACTGAAAAATAATAATCTTACTACGCAGCACGAATTTGAAGCTTTTCAAGATGCTATAACTCTTGCTGATACTTTACCGATCACAATCGAAGATAATGGCGGATTAACTTTACCAAAACTTCGTTACCAGATTAAAAGATTTGTGAATAAAACAAAGGGGAAAGTAGTGATAATTGATTATCTTCAATTGATTAAGCACAAAACCAAAGGGCAGCGTGTTGATGATGTAACGGAAATCACTAATACTTTGAAAGATTTGGCGATGGAGTTTAACATCACAATTATTGCCTTGTCGCAACTATCAAGAGCCGTCGAATCAAGAGATGATAAACGCCCTATGCTTTCAGATTTGCGTGAATCTGGTTCAATTGAGCAAGATGCAAGCGTGGTAATGTTTACTTTTAGGCCAGAATATTATCTTGAAAGACAAAAGCCGGATGATGTTGTCAAATTAAGGCAGTGGGAAGCTGAGATGCAAAGACTTAAGGGTGTGGCTTATTGCATGGTTGCTAAGGTTCGTGACGGGAAATGCGGCGATGCTAAATTACACTTTGAAGGAGAGTTTCAAAGGTTTTCAGAGATTGATAATAATAATTTTTAATCATGCAAAATTTCTTCATTACCAAAAAGATTGTTGGAAAAAGAATTCCTCAAACATCTACGGTTTTTAAAACTCAACAAGAGCAGGTAAAAAGCAAAGAATGGTTAAGGGAAAATAGGATTATAAAAGAAGCGGTATATTTTAGATCAAGGACAGCAGCAGAAAAGTTTATTGCTCAAGTTAAAGAACCCGATACATGCGGAAAAATCTTTATTGATAAGAGGATTTTGAAATATGTGGTTTACCATTATCGAAAATATTAGCTATTGACAACATTTTTTTATTAATTAGATTCGCCAATGGCAATAATAAATTAACCAACAACGAACATGAAAAATATTAGAATAATCTTAAAATCATTAAGGAAATTTAATCGAATGACTCAAGAAGAACTTGCACCGAAACTTGAAATATCTCGTTCTTATTTGTGTGAGATTGAGAAAGGCAACAAAAAGCCAACTCTTGAACTGGTCTATAAATATTCGGAAGTTTTTGATATTGAGCCGCATCTTATTTTGCAGTTTGCAGATAATAAGAATTGCGCGAAGAAAAAACTAAATAAGTTTGTGACGAGATTCTTAGAATACATTATGAATTAATAATTTTTAAGGAGATTTATGAGAGAAATAAAATTTAGGTCATGGGACAAGGAGTGGAAGATAATGACTGCGGAAGTCAGTTTCAAAGATATTCAAAAAGGCTTTACTGGCCTATTTGGCGCAGATAAAGAGCTTATGCAATCAACGGGCTTGCAAGACAGAGGCGGCAAAGAAATTTTTGAAGGAGATTATTTAGAAGCAAAAACTAACCAAAACGGTTTTCACAGATACGAGGTAAGAAGGGTTAAAGGTGGTTTAGCAATAAATGTTTTTAACGATGAATTTCAAAAAGATTTTTGGACTGGCTGGAACGCTATTGCAGACATGCAAACTTCTGGCTTTATTGAAGCTTGTTGCGAAGTAATTGGAAATAAATTTGAGGGGATGAAATGAGAAGCGAATTTTACAACGAAGATGTCTTTGAGACAATGAAGCGAATTGAAACTGGATCAATCAATTTAATCATTTGTGATGGCCCTTATTTCAAAATTTGCGGAGGGTTTGACTGGGCTTTTAAAACAATGAAAGAGTGGATTGATTGGCACATCCTTTTAAGAGATGAGTTTGAAAGGATTATGGCAGACAATGGCTCTTTGTTTGTTTTTGGTGATGAAAAGAATATTGCTTATTTACAGGTCGAATTTGACAAAAAGTTTAATTTGTTGAATAGTATTGTTTATAGAAAAAGCCAAGCAATGGGAATGATGGGAATTGACAATTTTAACAGTTTTGCACCAGTTACTGAAAGAATCCTATTCTACGACAAAGGAGAGAATAAGACAGGGCTTGAGATGATTAAAAAGATTATGCCCAATCCTTTTGCGGAGTATTTACAAAGCGAGTTACTGAGACATTTTGGAACTATTACAGAAATTAGAAAATTTGTGGTTAATATTTTGAAAATGGATTCTGCAATGGTCAATAGATGGTTTGAGGGAGATAGTATTATTTCAGAAGAAAAATATTTATTCATTAGGGAATATCTGAACAACGAATATTTACGCAAAAAATACGAATATTTACGCAAAAAATACGAAGATTTACGCAAAGAATACGAAGATTTACGGCGACCTTTCAATAATCAATTTAGACTAACTGATGTGATTGATGCAAAGCTTAAATCTAGCTTCCACCCCACCACGAAAGATGGAGCAGTTATTGAAAAGTTAATCATGACCACCACAAAGGAAGGCGATTTGGTTTTTAGTCCGTTTGTAGGAAGCGGAACGGACAGAATTGCGAGTCATAACACAAAGAGGCAATTTATTGGCTGCGAACTTGATGAAGATTATTTCAAGCAAGCAGAGCAGCGTTATCAAGAACATATTAGACAAGAAACTTTATTTTAATTTTATGATCGACATTAAAAACATCCTAATTGCACAATCAAAAGAAAACGCAAGTAAAGCTAAATTTTATACGCACAACACCGATATTTTCTTGAAATATTTTGATTCAGCGCATCAATATGAGGCTTTGATACTAGCTGGGAATTTTAGGAAGATTGAGGAAATTATTAAATCGAATAAGGAGTAAGGAATGCCTAATTCTAAATTTGTTGAAAAATGCAAGAACTGCGGCAACAAAATATCATATAGCCTAAAATTTAACAGCGGTGATCCGAAATATTATCCTGATAAATTCCAGTGCGTGAATGAAAAAAAGCATCAAGTAAAATCGGAAAACACGTCAACAAATAAATAAATTTATGAGCAAAAATGTTTTAACAGAAAAAATGCTTCAAAATGCGATTAAAATTTGCAGCCAACCAATAGAATATTCTCCAATATTCCTGCCAGCAGCCTATTACGACCTAATGAAAGAAAATAATTACGATATGACTAATTACAGAAAATTTGAGCCAATTCCATTTAATGCTTTAGAAAACAACGCTAAATAAAGCAAATATGAAAACCAGAATCTTAGAAATGATTAATTGGCTTATCCACTTCGACCAATTGCTTCTAAATGAAACACTATCAAAAGATTTTCTTGACAAGGAAAATGCAGAACTACTCCGCAAAAATATCAATTCTTTGAAAAACATTTTTTCCAAATCCGATCAAATTATTTTCGATGAATTATCTGACGAAATAAAGATCTGCAAAGAGATCGGAAGCAAGCTAGGCCTATCTCTAAAGGATATCTAAAAAATATTAAAATAATTGGTTGCATATTAAGAAAGTAACGCTTAACATACGTTGGTAATATCAACTAAATTAAAAAATATGAAATTAACTCCGGATAAAAAAGATTATTTACAAGACATTCAAAGCATGGTCGATAATTCAAAAGGCGATTTATCGGCAGAAGACTTTATTGAGCTTGCAAATGAAGCCATTGAGATTTTACAAAAAAAGATTGAGTTGGTTGAAGAAAGCCAAAAAGTTGAGGAACTAGTGGATAGTTTCGGTGGTGCTGATTGCACTTTAAGACAATTGAAGGGGGAATAATGTCAAATATGAGCTATTGCCGTTTCGAGAACACTTACGGCGATTTAAGTGATTGCGTTGATGCTTTAGAAGAAAGCGGATTAGAAGACCTATCTGATCGTGAAAAAAAATTTGCAGAAAAAATTAAAGATTTGTGCAAAGAATATTTAGAATTAACTGAAACTCAGGAGGAAGATGCCGAAATTTAAAGTCTGCGTCATTAAGATTGAAGAATACTTCGAGATATTAGAAGTTGAGGCTGAGAATGATTTGGAAGCCAAGAGAAACGCTATTATGCAGGTAAAAGATGATAATAGTGAATTTCGTTGGGTTGAATCAGAAAGACCGAGATTCAAGGCTGAGGTGGTACATGGATGAATTTAACTGGGAAGAATATTATTGCTATTGGGCAAGTCAAAATAACTAAAGGAGAAAATATGACAGAAAAAACAAAGAATTACTTTGAAGAATTAAACGAGATTAACGTAAGCGATAAGATTGAGAAGAAGAACGGCTTGTCTTATCTTTCTTGGGCTTGGGCTTGGGGAGAGTTGAAAAAGAAATATCCAAGAGCTGAAAAAGTAGTTTATAAGAATGAGAATGGTTGGCTTTACCATACCGATGGCAAAACTTGCTGGGTAGAGGTGGCTGTCATTATACCAATGAATGATAATCCTAACGCTGATATTAAAGAGGTAGAATATTTGCCAGTAATGGATTTTAAGAATCAAGCAGTGCCTCTTGAAAGGATTACATCAACCGCAGTAAATACAACAATCCAAAGAGCTATCACTAAAGCAATCGCGCGCCATGGTTTAGGACTTTATATTTACGCTGGTGAAGATTTGCCCGAGGGTGAAGAAGTTGCAAAACCCAAGAAAGAATCTAAAAACGCTTTCGGTCTTTCTAAAGATGGTGATTTAGCTTCTGGCGCAGATATGACTGAAACTTTTGCCAAAGCTGCTCAAGATTTCTTTGCTAAAATAAAGAAAGATATTGAAGGTTGCGGAAGTTTGGCAGAGGTGCAGGGCTTAGAAGAAGCTAACAAAGCTAAAATTGCGAAGCTGGCAAAGAATTATCCTAATTTGCACGAGATGCTGTTGGAAGCTATTGATGCGGCAAAATTGAGTGTTTCTTAAAAAATTAATGGAGCAAGAAATGAGTTTTCTTTTAGAGGAATTGATAAAAACAACAAAACTTAGAACTTTCTGCAAATATGAAGATTTGCCCGCGCAATTAAAAGGCAATCTTTCTGAACTTTTTGATGAAGGATTTTGCAAAACCTATTCAGAATTAGACGCTGATGGAAGCGAGATTGGGTCGTTTAAATTAGAAAGAATACAAATCGGTCATATTGCAAAGGCTTTAGATTCTGGTGAATTTAGTGAGGAAAAAGAATCTATTTTGAAGTTGTTTTACGACTTTATGAAGAAAATGAACATAGAATTTATTCAGGATTTAAATGACTAAATATCTAATCACCCCTAGCCTTCTTTCGAGTTACGCCTACTACATTCAAGACGAATTCAAATCGTCAGAAGATAGTAGGGCTGACTTCCTTAAAACTTTGAGTAGAGAGAGGTTTGAGCCTAACGAGGCTATGGCTAAAGAGATTTTCTTCGAGGACTCTGTAAATGATTTTTGCAAGGGTGCTTTAAAAATTGAAGTAAAAGAGCCTTGTTATTGGGACTGCGTAAAATCAATTGGCGAAATCGTAAAAGGTGGACTTTGGCAACAGTCAGTCAAAAAAGAAATCAAGGTTGGCAACCAAGAGTTTTTACTTTACGGACGCACCGATGTCATTAAACGAGATACTATTTACGATATTAAATTCACAGGAAACTATGAGCTAGGTAAATTCCTAGATTCGAGCCAGCACTTGATTTATCTTTATTGTTCTGATTTGCCTAACTTTTCCTACCTTATCTCTGACGGCAAGGATTGGTGGAGGGAGGACTATCACAATCATGATGAAGTTGAAGACCAGATCAAAAGCAAGATTGCTGATTTTATGAGTTACCTTGATAATGATTTAGAAGCTAAAGAAATGTTTTTAACCAAATGGGAATCAAAAAACAATAACAATGCGCGATCAAATATTAAAACAAATTAAGGGGGAGTAGATGAGTGATACAACGGATGATATGGAACACGGCGCGGCAATGTATGAAGACTATATGGAAGACGAGGAAGAGTTTGAATTTAATTTTAATTCAATGTTTTTCTGGAAATCTAAGTCTGGCACAAAGCGCATTTACGATATGGATGATCAGCATCTTCAAAACTGCATAAGAAGAATTGAGGGCGGTTTAATCCGTTTAAAAGATTTTAGCAGTTACCTACTAATGAAAAATGTTTTATTGGAAAGGAAAATTGCAAAAATTGAAAAATTACTTGTGGGGGAGTAGATGAAAGTAAAAGAACTAATAGAGCAACTAAACCAATTAGCTAAAGAAAGACCAGAGGCTTTGGAAATGGAGGTTACTTTAGACCAAACAATTGATCACGAGGGAGCGGCCGATATGTCAAAGATTACCATTGAGAAAGGATGGGCCGAAAGAGAAATTATCATTTTTGGGTAAATATGAGAAATTCAGATAAAGGGGCGGTAATTCCTATCTTTTTGAAGATAAAACTGAAATTGAGAAAGATTTAAGAAAAATTCAAAAATTGGAAATAAAAAAGAAATTGGAGGAATTAAAGAGATGAGTAAAGATTTATCTGCGACAGAAAAGGAGCTATATGAAGCAATGCTTCCTGAGTTAAGAAAAAAAATACAACAAATTTTTAAAGTAAGCGGCAATATCAATATTACCGATAAACATTCCGATACAATTTTAAAAAAACTTGGACTTTATTTGTTAAAAAAAGACGGAGAAATAGTTGAAACTTGAACAAACAATAACAATGCGTGATGAAATTTTAAAACAAATTAAGGGGGAGTAGATGAAAAATTTCTTAAAAAAATTATGGCAATGCAAATATCTTTTAATTGCTTTTGCAGTGTTTTTATACCAAGACAATAAGATTGACCAAATTTTTATTGCTATTTTTATAGTTGGTTTTGGACTTGAAATAACAATGCAAGATTTGTTTGAAAAATATCTTGGAAAACAAAACAAAAATTAATGAGGGAGTAGATGATTTATTTTTATGCAATTTTATTAATAGCTAATATTTGCAGCGGCGTAATTGCTTTTATTGCTGGGGATTATGAACTTTCACAACATAACGAGGTTGTGGGGTTTTTGATTTTAATCTTAATCACCTTAGAAGCTAAGGAAAATGAATGAAAATCCCTTTCCTACAATCCAACAAGCCAAACTGGTCTAAATTGCAGGTCGAGCTTTCTGATGCGATTATGAAATATCTTGCTGGTGGGAAAGATTTTGAGGTTAGCTTCGATCTAATCAAAGAAAGTAAAACAAATAAGCAATTGCGCGGGATTTATCGCTTGATTCGTTTATTTGCTCTGAGACTAATCGAGAAGCAAGGAAACTTTATCAGCGAGGACACGGCTAAGGAGCTTTTCAAATATCAATTTGGAATAACTCGTTTAGCTAATTATGACGAGGCTTTCAGAGAGGCTTTAAAGATAAGAAGGGAGAAAGAACTTTTAGGGCAGAAGATGCTTTTAAAAGATTTTAACTTTCTTGTCGAGAAGCTTCAGCAAACTTTTGAAGTCCCTAAATCTTTTACTCTTTTAACTAAAGAGGAAGGCATGGAGCTTCTAAACAAAGTGCAAGAAGAGTTTGTGATAAATAGAGGCTGGCATGAGATGGTTCTTTTGCCAGAAGAGGAAAGAGCTTTTAATGAATTTTTTAAAATTAAGGAGTAAAAAATGGACTACACACAAAAACCAAGGCTAACAATCTTTACTAATAAATACGCGGGATCACCAATCAAAAGAAAAGACGGAACTTTTGTAACTGATTCAAAAGGAAATCCTATTAATCAAGGTAATTTTAACGGCAAAATCAATTTGCCAGAAGGATTGTCTGCTGGTGATTATGAGGTTTCAATCTACAAAGCAATTTCTAAAACTGGTGATGAATACATGTCAGGAACAATCAAAAAGGCTTATGTAAAACAAGATAAGCCTATTGACGCACATTCTCAATCAAAGGGCAATGGTTATGCGCCAGAGTCTAATTATGTTGAGGAATCTTCAGATGAGATTCCTTGGTAATTAATAATAACAAATAGCCTTAGTGTCAACAGCAGCACGCCGATCTCCAAAATCGGAAGTCTTGGGGCAGAACCAAGAGGCTATGCCAATAGGAAGAGTAGTTCAGTTGGTCAGAACAAGGCTCTCATAAAGCCTATGTCGTTGGTTCAAATCCAGCCTCTTCCACCATTCGATTAAACATGAAAAAAGAAATAACAGAAATCTACAAAGATAATCTCGATCGTAAAATCATTGTCACTTTTGATTCTTACAATGTAAGGCTCAAGATCGAAGGCAAAAAGGTCGAGGAAATAATAACAAAACAGTCTTTTGAATCGAGACGTAAAAAATGGGAGCAAATAGGATGAACAAAGTACTGAAAGACTGGCAAAAAGCAACTAATAAACTTGCTCAAGAGTTCTGCCATAAATACTTCGATGGAACCAAAGATTGGCGTTGGATAGGAGAGGATATTGGAGGAGTTCTTGAGGTTGCCGATTATTATTTCGGACTTGGTAGGATTGTGGATGCTTTAGAAATAAACTGCTCCTACGAGCTTCTAATCCAGTTCTATGATTATGAATTAGACTGTTATTATGATGAATCGTTGCCGAAGTATAATTTCAAAACTTGGGTAAAATATTTTGCGGGGTTTGCGTATGGGAAATAACTATTTTAGAACAAAAAAATACAAAGGAAGTGATTCCAAAACTGAATACCAAAGACTTCAGCAATTAAAATTATTAGAGAAAGCTGGAGAAATCAAAAATCTACAAGAGCAAGTTTTTTTTGAGCTACAACCCTCTTTCAAAAACAATCAAGGAAAGACTATTAGGAAGATGGAATACACGCCTGATTTTGTTTATTTTGACTGCAAACTTAAAGCCATGGTCGCAGAAGAATCAAAGGGATTTAAAACTGAAGGCTACAAAATGCGTTCAAAACTTTTCCAATACAAATACCCTGATTACATCTTCATCGAGACGGGTTTAAAAAAAAGAAAAAAAAGTTCTAAATAGGCTATTGACATCTAAAATATCCAACGTATAAATAACGTTGTAATCTAATTAATACTAACAATGACTACGGAAAGAAAACAAAATAGAATCACGATTAACATTAAGAGCGAGAAGCTTTATAAGAAAATCATGGCTTACAAATGTGAGGAAAAAATTAATTTCTCAGAGGTTTTTTGCAAAACTTTAAAATCAATGATGAGTAAGAAAAGTAGTTAAATTATGGATGGGTCGCATAGCGGCTATTGCAGCGGTCTTGAAAACCGCCAAGACCTTTCGGGGTCTCGTGAGTTCGAGTCTCACCCCATCCGCCATTTATAGGGAAGGTTGCCAGAGTGGTCTATTGGAGCTGATTGCTAATCAGTGGATAGTTAAGTGTCGCAGGGGTTCGAATCCTCTACCTTCCGCCAAATAGTTTCTCACGCCAGATTGCAGGAATTTGGGGCATCGTATAGGTGTCGCAGTCTGGCGTGAAAAGCTATTTAGCTTAAAGTGGTAATTATTAATTCAAAAAATGGAAATTTTATGACAGAAAAAAATATTATTTGGAAAGAAGTTGATGGCGTTAAATGGTGTTACGATGAAGATAACAATCGCTGTTCTGTTCAATATTGGGGATCGGAAGAAAAAGCTTTGAAAGCGTTGCGGAGTTTAGAAAACTGCTCTTACTGCTCTAACTGCTCTTACTGCTCTAACTGCTCTGACTGCTCTTACTGCTCTAAATGCTCTAACTGCTCTAAATGCTCTAACTGCTCTTACTGCTTTAACTGCTCTGACTGCTCTAAATGCTCTTACTGCTCTGGCTGCTCTGACTGCTCTGACTGCTCTTACTGCTCTTACTGCTCTGGCTGCTCTGACTGCTCTGACTGCTCTTACTGCTCTAATTGTTATAAATATCGCGACAAAAAAGATTCTGAAAATCAAGACAGATTTGAGATTCCTAAAATCGAAAATATTCATCAAAAAGTTTTGAAAGCGGCAACTGCTCAAGATGGAGCTTTGAATATGTCAACGTGGCATACTTGCGAAACAACTCATTGCAGAGCTGGTTGGGTGATTTTCTTGGCTGGAAAAGAAGGGACTGATTTAGAAAAAAGATTCGGACCAGCTTTAGCAGCATCTTTGATTTATAGAGAAAGCTCATCAATTAAAGTTGGGATGAACGAGTTCTTTAAAAACAACGAAGAAGCTCTTGAAAGCATGAGAGCTGCGGCAGAGGCTGAAAAATTAGAAAATACTAACAAGAGCGAGGCCTAAAAATCTCGCTGCTTTTTGAAATATTAAAATTGAACAATAGTTATGACTAATACAAAACCAACACTAGCGCAAGAAATAGCGAAAATGGAAAAAGCAGCAAATCAATTGGCGCAAACTGCTAGAGTTTATAGGATTGATACTCCTGAATTTTATATTTACAGACACGGCTTTTTTGATGGGGAAAAGTTAGTTGCAACAGAGGCAATGAAAATCATCAAAAGACTTCAGGAAGTGATTGAGGTTCAAAGTTCTGCTTTAAAATCAGTTACATCAATGTGTCACAGTGATTATGAACATCACACAATAACTTTTAATAATGCACAAATAGCTCATCAAGCTTTAATTAAATCAAAACAACTTTTGGAGCAATAAATGAAAATTTCTTATAAAATAATGGAGTTAGATAATGGAGTTTTGAAAGAATCCAGTCATTTTAGTTTTATGGTTACATTCACATCATTAAGTCAAGCGGAGAATTGTTTGAAAGAAAGTTTGTATTTATACTACGAACTTCAAGATATTAAATTTTCAATTATAAAAATTTATGCATACTATTAAACCAATCAATACCAGAGTTTTTATGGAAATTACTATGGAAGACGGAAGCATTCATCAGTTAAAAGAAGAATTGATTGATGGAAAATGGATTAAAGGAAATTGGGAATGCGTGTTGGAGGCTAAAAATGCAAACTAAACCAATGAGCGAGAGAATCGCTGAATTTAAAGAAGAAAATGAATATTTTTTTAGCGATCAAAATCCTTTTCCTGATTGTGCTAATAGATGGAAGGAACATTCTGAAAAAGCAGTCTCTATTATAAACAAACTTGAGGCAGAAAACGAAACACTACTAGCTAAGAACAAGGAGCTTGAAAATGAACTTATAAAAAGTTCTCAAGACTGGCAATCATTATCGAAAGATTATGTTCAGATCGAGGAAGAGAACGAGGCTCTTAAAGGAAAATTGAAAGAATACGCTTAAAACAAAATAATTTATGACCGAAAAAGAATTTCGACAAAATCTGATAATTGGTATTCCCAATGTTCCACCTATAGACAACATTAAAATACAAGCTAAACCTGTTGTTGATAATAAAATAGAGACAAATAACGAAGTTGAAAGGGCTTTGGAGGAGTTGAAGCATTTACTCGAAATGATAGGGGAAAGTTGGAGTGCCACTACCCAACAATTTAAAGCTAGTTGGTTTGATACGCTAAAATCCAATGCACAGAATCTTGTTGCCGCTTTAGAAGCTGAGAAAAATTTAAAAAGTAAGCAAAGAATTGCTGAACTAGAACAAATAATTAAAAGTTATAAAATTGCTTCGTTTATTGTGCCAGACAAATGGATAAAAGAATTAGAAGAATTGCAAAAAAATATGCCTAAACCAGAGCCTGAAATATTTGTTGACGAAGGTAAGGTTGGAGAAGACTTTACCGCTAAAGCAAAAGTTTCAAAAGATGAAAATGGAAAACTAACTATTCATGAAATAGTTATTGAAGAGCCTAAAATCGACATAATGAAAAACCAAATTTTTAATCAAGATTGTATGGAAGGGATGAAGAAATATCCCGATAAATATTTTGATCTTGCGATTGTTGACCCTCCTTACTTCTCTGGCCCTGAAAAGAAGAAATTTTATGGTGCAGAGATTAGTTCGTGTGGTGCAAAGCGAGTTGAATACAAGCCATTATCTGAGTCTTGGGAAGTACCTAGTCAAGAATATTATGACGAACTTTGCCGAGTTTCTAAGCATCAAATAATTTGGGGGACAAATTATTTTCATTTCAAACAACCAGTTGGTCGAATTATTTGGGATAAAGTTAATGATAAAAGTAACTTTTCAAATTGCGAAATTGCTAGTTGCAGCTTGATTAAAAGTGTTAGAATTTTTCGCTTTATGTGGAACGGTATGTTTCAAGGAAAAAGTATTGAAGATGGTAGCATTCAGCAAGGTAATAAAAAATTGAATGAAAAACGCATTCATCCAACTCAGAAACCAGTCGCGCTCTACAAATGGTTACTTACAAAATATGCAAAAGCTGGCCAGAAAATTCTTGATACTCATCTTGGTTCTGGTTCGAGTCGAATAGCAGCTTATGAACTTGGATTTGATTTTATAGGATTTGAATTGAACAAAGATTATTTTGAAGCCGCTGAAAAGAGATTTCAAGATTTTAAAAATAATAATTTAATTAGTGATATTTATGACGAATAAATTACCAGTAGTGGGGAAGAGATATAGAAATAATTCAAGCAAAGCCGAGTATGAATGTGTCTTTGTTTATTATAGATCTAATCAATGCGTTCTTAATTGCCAAACTTCAGGATTATGGATTCAATATATGGCTACTTTTTTTGAACATTTCGAAGAACTCCTAGACTCTAACTCTCAGGAAACCGAGGAAGTGCAAATAAGGCACTGTCTAGCTTGCGGGGTAGATTATAGCGGCTGTCATTATTGTATTAAAAGCAACAAAACCTCCAATTCAGTTGACTTTGAGAAGAAGTTGATTTTGAAGCGTAATGATAGTTATGTAATATTACTTCCTAGACCGCCACAACCAAACACCAGTAATTGCAAGCGTAATTCCAGCAACCCAATAGCTTAAATAATAAAGCACCCAAAGCCCAACAATTGCAATTAAAGGCAGAAAATAACGCCATGTTTTTTCAAGTCCTAGTCTGTCCCATTCTGGCTGCGTGATTACATTGACAAGGAAAGCCTTAGCAGCAGATAAAAACCTTTTTGTGAGCGATTCTACTTTTGCTTTGTCGATAATGATCTGATCGGGCGTTTCTTTGATTGGGGATTTCATATAAATTTATCTTAAGTTTATCTAAAGGTGTCGAATTCGGCACGGTTAAAAGTTACTAGTAACAACCCACTTGCCATTTACTTTTGTTGCGGTTCCAAAGAAATTACGGTTTTTAGATTCATCCATGCAAGTTTGAATATGCACGCAATTCCGCTCTACAAAGCATTTATCCACGCTAACTTTTGACTCTTTAATTTTTAAAACTGCTTCGTAAGGATCAAGCCCCTTAATGTTAAAATCACAAGCCAAGAATTGCATGTGCCAACTATTAGGCGCGCCACCGATTGCCTTGTTTAATTCAGAAGAGCGAAACCCGCTTGAAATAATGATTGGCAAATTGATTTTATCACGTAGCTCTTGCATTTTATCCGCAAGCACCATGCCCGCGATTAATTGATTTTGATTTGGGGTGTTGTCAGTTCCTTTCTGTTCAGCCGTGTTTGATATTATAAAATCTTCTGGCTTAAAATTAGGGCGGCGTAAGTTTTCAAGAGTAAACATTAGTCGTTACAATTTTCAAATTTTTTGCAATCATCCTGCTCTTTATGAGTTAGGCTATCAAAACACTTATTACAAACAAATTTACAATTCGCAATTACCGCGTTTTCTTGTTCGGTGGAATATTTATTACCTTCAATAAAATATTCCATGTGCGCGCCATAACACAAATCTTTACTCGGTTCGCTTTTTTGTGAGTTTTTGCACGAGTTTAGCGCGCTCAACATCAGAAAGCTTGCGAGCTTCATCCACATATTTGTTTTTTTCCTGAACTTGTTTAGCTGCTTCTTCATTTTCTAATATTTCAATTGATTTTTTACCTTTTACGAAGCCATAAGCCAAAGCGGTAAATATTGCGCTAAGAATCAGTAGAATTTGATTTATCATGTTTAATTATTTTATTCAAGAAATTATCTTTAGCAAGTAAACCCCTGCCAAAACACAAAGCACTTAAAAAAATAAAATGCAATGTTACTTCTTCCCATTTTTGAAAACAAATAAAAGCAATTAAAACAACCCAACTTTGAAAAATAACGTGATTAATAAGCCTAAGATCTGCATACCTTTTAGTGGAAAGCTCGGAGTCCTTTTTGGCAAGGTTTTCAATATCTGGTAAAAACTTTTTTATTTGCATAAAATATCAATTTTACTTTCTTTCATCTATCCGCTTATTAATGTTTTTTATTTCAACATCGCAAATCTTTGTGACGGCTGCAATGCCGTCAGTAATAGATTTAATTAATGTCGCTTCTAATTTATCCATTCTTTCATAAACAGAATTGGTAACATTTTTAAAATCATGCCGCACAATTGAGTTTTTGTGTTCGGCTTCTTTTAAAACTGCAACTTCCTGCTCAAGTTTTTTAAAAGTTAAATTCCAAAAAGTTTTAGCTACAACCACAATAATAAAATTTATACCGCCAATTATAAAAGCTAACAATCCAGCTATTTTATACAAAGAATCTAAGTCCATATTTAATTTAATTCTCCTTCAATTAAATTGCTTTCATTGTCCAATACTGTTATTTCGGAAGGATCTACTTCTATCCAAGTCCAAGAAATATCCGAATGATCCTTTAGGTAAGCAAATTTATCTTGGTATTTAAAATGGTCTGACCAGTCCTTAGTAATTTTCCAATGTCTAATTATCTGCTCAAACAAATCTAAATCAGGAATAACAATATTATTTTCAATAACATAAGTCTCTAAAGGGAAAACTCCATCTTGTAAAATATGTAAATTATTCTGGCGTATAGTTTCTAAACTAACTTCACAAACAGTTGCCAAATCAACGGCTTTTTGGTATAAGTGGTCGTATTCTTGAGCTTGCTTTGCTTCTGCAAAAGTGTCAAAAATATTTATTTTTAGTTTCATATTAAATTAGAATTACTCCCCATTGATTAGCTAAATATCGAATAATTCTAGTTATTTCAGCTGTTGAAAGAACTTTATTATACATAATAGTTTCGCCCATATTAAAACCACCACGAGCACTACCCGAAGTTGCAACTAAAGTCCCAAAAAAAGTTGGGGTAATATTGCCGTCATAAGCACCAGAAGCTCCAATTGTTGTGCTACTTTTATAAAGATTTCGAGTCGATGTTGCAACATTTCCAGTAATTGCAAAAATTGCTGGTGCAGTAACAGCTGATGCCCCAGAAACTAAACCAATTGCACTTGTCCCATCGTCTGAGACGAAACCTGAACCATTAGTAGTAAATCTCACCTGTGACATGATTACTGATTGAGTAGTCGATCCCCCTTTTTGAGCAACTGTAAAAAAAGTAAAATCGGTCATTGTAGATGGAAGACCAGTTGTTAACCATCGGTTGTTGTCATCGTCAAAACTTATAGCATTTAATCCGTTAATTGTTGCAACTCCTGTCCCCGGCTGATTAGCAGTAACTGTGTTTCTAATTAAATTGCGATTATTTGCCAAATTTTTTATTGCAGAAAGCCTACCAGCACTTGATGTTATATTAGACGACCTAGTGTCGTCAGGACGCATCCACAATAAACAATTTGAGGCACTTGGAATTATTAATGGTACTGGTTCAAACGGAAATACTGCCATATTTAAAAAGTTTGTAAAATAGATAAAGAGCCAACCCAAGCTACTGGTGTTACAATTGCCGCAAAGACTATTGTTACTTGATCGCCAGCACTAACACTATTTAAAGCAGTTGCGGCGGTTTCAGTTATTGCAGTTGTATTTGCAACGGCACTTAAACCAGTTACCGCTACGCCATTAATGTTTATGGTATAAGTCCCAGCCGTGGCAAGAGAAGTAGCTTGTTGAACAAAACCAGTAATTGTAAAAGGGTCTTTAGCTTTAGCTACTAAGACATAAGTCGTGCCAGCAACTGGAACTGAAGGAACTCTTGCGGCTTCAATTTGTGAAGGTCTTAATGCAGTGCCGTAAGCAACCGACCATTTAGTTGTAGTAGGTCTTTCAATAAGTACTTCGCCAAATTGATTCAAAGTTGTATTGCCGTCCAGAGTTTCTGCTCCTTCTTTAACAAAAGTAATAACACCAACTCCCAAATTTCTAATTTTACAGAAAAAACCTGTAGTTGTTGTGAGTGTTGATTGTTGCGGTAGGGTAACTGTAATTGCCGCAGCATTATTAAAAGTAATTAATTTTGCAAAATCATCAGCAACTAAAGTATAAGTAGTACCAGTTTGTACATTGACAGTTTGTAAATATTGGAAGCCACCATTCGCGGCATTAACTTTAGCTCTAGTTACGCCGTCAATTTGAAGCACTAAATCTTTTGTTGCGCCAGTACCAACTTTTGCAGAATTTAAGCCAGCATGATTATTTGTGCCGTCAGAATGGACTTGTAAAAATGAAGAATTGTCAGCATCAGAGCCATCGTGGCAATCTATGCCAGCAAGTCTTGAAGTTCCATTTGGCAGTATAGGAACTCTGGTATTTCCATTTACAGTTGATGTTTGAAGGGCAAGGCGGTTTGCGCGAGTTGCGTTTGAAAAATCGCCAGTAACTTTTAAGCCGTTTCCACTAAAGTTAAGACTGCCAGTTAGTGTACCGCCAGTAAGTGGCAATGCACCTATTTCTTCTGCGCTAGGCTCTACACCTGATAAACCTTTATATTTGTTTGATAATCCACCCATAATAAGTAAATGTTTTTATAGCCATAATTTTACATTTACTCAATGTAATAAATTTTGCCGTGTTAATAAAAAAAATCAAGATTTTATTTTAATTCTTGATACATGCTTTGAAAAAAATTACTCCAATTTCTCCCTAGCTTTTCTTGCGCTGATGGTAAACCAAAAGTTGCACCAGTTGTTTTATAACTTTTCTCAAAAAATGAAAACCAAACTGAATCAATCTCGCCATTTTCTTTTGCTAAAGGTTGCCCTGCATTTGGTACTCCTATATCAACTAATAAATCAGTTTTTATTGCTGTTTTTATTTGCTGAAAAAAAGTATTCCATTCAGGCTTTACAATATTATTTTCTTCTACAATTGGTTGTTGAACATTCGGCAAATTAATCATCTTCCGATTCAACCTCTACAAATGCTCCAACAATTTGAAATTTAGTTGGTTCGCTGTAATTAAGTTTGGCAATGAAAGAACGAGCTTTTCCACCAATTTTTGTCCAAAATACTTCTGTTAAGAAAGAACCTTCTGTCCCTACTGGCTGCCATAATTCATCCGTATAGGTTTTGCCGCCATTGTCAGAAAATCTGCCAACTAATTGTGGATCAATACCTTGTCCAGTTGCAATTCCAACTCCCGTGTCCATCATTACAACAAACTTATTTAAAGAGAATCTTGCAAAGTTTTTAAACATTGTTGTACCAATAATTTCTCTTTTAATTACTGTTCCATTTTCAGTATAAACATCAGGGTCTAGTTCGTAAATAATTCCAGTTTGAAAATCACCCACCAAGTTCTTGCCTGCAAAGTAAGCTTGGCAGTTAGCTCTCCATCTTCCATCAACGCCTTGGTTATTTACGCTTTCTCTTTCGTGCCAAAGTTCAGTTGTGATATCATATTCCCAAGTCTTGTCTTCGCTTGGAAAGGTTAGACAATAAAACTTATGCCCGTCTTGAACATAGGTAAAGCCAATTGCATCGTCAATTGTTGTATAAGTTTCTATTTCCTGAGAAATGGGGAAAGTTGAAATTGGTTTTAATTGATAGCCAATGGTTTGATAAACAATTCTATCATTTCCTAAAAAAAAGAATGAATTGTCCATTGTGGCAATTGAATATTTGGAGGCGCAACCTTTCTCAATATAAACACCTTCTTTTCTTTGGAATAAAGGTGAGCCTGATCCAGTGTTATAAAATACTTGAATGATATTTTCTTTAAAAAACCAAAGCTCTAAATTGTTCTGATAAACTCTAACAATTTTAGAGGAGTTAGCTTCAACTGTTGCGGCATTTAGAGCGTTCCAATTTTGAGTGGTATTGACATCTGACCATTGAAATTCATTGCTATTTAGCAAAGCGGATATTGTAAATCCGTCTAGGGTTGTAACTGATCCTGAATCGTTAAAATCACCGTCAGTAATTTGAGCTAAAGAAGAAGCGGTTGGGGTACAATAATAAGTAATACCATTTGGAAGCTCAATTGTAACTTGCTCTCCGTTATCAGTCATTATTACATTTCCAATCTCTGTGGTAATATTTCCTAATAATGTTACTGTTTTTGAAGCATCTATTTTATAAACCTTATCTCCTACTACTACATAAAGATTTTCACCCATTACGCGCATTCCATAAACAGGCAAAGAAACCCCAGTGTCTTTCCAAACAGTAAGACCAGCAGTTCCTAAAACCATATTAGGAAAAGGGCTTGTTTGAGGAGTTATTTCGGCATAGCAATTCAACATTCTTTCCGCTGAGATTAAGCCGCTTTTCGCCTTATATGAATTTACTCCAAAATGGATTGGTTGAAGCATTATTGGTATAAATTATAGGTTGGCACAAAATAAACCGAATCTTCTCTGTCATAGCCTTTAAGGTTACGTAACATTTCATCAGCAGTTCTTTTAATTAACTCTGCTTTTGTTTTATCAATTCCATAATCATAGGTAAGTCGAGAGGCTAAACCGAAAGCTAAGGTCTCGGCCCACTCAATAGGAAAGTCGGGATTGTCGGTTCCGCTTGTAAAATCAAAAAACATTTTCTGAAATGTAAATTTGATTGTGTTAGTTGCATCATCAGGGGCTTGGTATAAATAAAAAGTTCCGTAGCTTAACTGTTTATCATAATAAAACTGAGTCGGCTGCCCTGTGACTGTTTTCTGAGAAAGATTAAAATAATCGCTTCTCGCTAATTCGTTTAAAGGCGTATCATAACTAGAAGAATCTCTCCTTCTTGCTGATGTTATTGCTTCAGGGCGAGTAATTTTAGTTTGATAAACAACAATAGTTGCGCCACTTGAAACATCGTCAGTTAAGGCATTAGTTAAATTAATTGTTGTTCCTGCAACGCTGGCAACAGTTGTCCAAAAAATATCACCATCATCTTTCATAACACCGACAAAATAACCCGCAGTAAAACCAGTTGCGCTTGTAACTACAATTGCCGTTGCTCCGCTTGAAGCTGCTGCGCTTGTTGTTGTTTGTGTAAATGATTCAGTTGCGTTTGCGGTTGATCCGTCAATTAAATAGCTTTCTTGCCCTACAGTTAAAAACAAAGTTCCTTCGGCATATTTCCAAAGATAAATCCCTTCGCTTTTTAAGCCTTTTACAAACAAGTTTAAAGCATCAGAAGCCTCGTTTACCTCTTCGGAAGTTAGTGCCCTTCCACGAGTTTTAACGCCAAGAATTGATAAAGCTCTATTGATTATATCGTTTCTTGTTTGCGAGAATGTATTAGTGCCGCTTACTGCCATTCTTATTCAAAATTGATATTAATATTGTTTAATTCTTCCAAAGAGGTTGCTGCCTCAATAGCGGCAAGATAAATAGACTGCTGTTTATATGCGCTATCCTCTTGTGCTTCCATTGCGTCATAAAGCGCATAAGCTTGAGTTTTGTTTAGTGAAATCCAAGTAACGCCATCAGTCAGAAGCCAATTTATAGAGTAATTTGAGGGTGTTCCATACCTATTAACTTTAGCCCAGAATTTATTTTTTGCGCTTTCAGTTGCAGAAAAGGTTTGTCCGTCAATTGTGATCGGCAGCTCTTGGAATACTTGACGAGCAGTTTTTACTTCAGCAATTTTTGTTATTTTGGCTGCATCTAATTGTTCAGATTGAGATAAAACATATTCTTGAAAAACGCCGTCAACAACGCACATTTGCTTGCCTAAGCCTTCTTGGTGCTGTTTATCCGAGATTTCAATAAATGGCTCAGGAATGGAGGAATATCCTATTGAATCAGGATAATATCCTTTAACTAGAGTTGTTTTAATATCGTAGTTTACTTTAACTGTCATTGTTTTGTTTTTTTAATTAATACCCTATTACTTGCCAATAAGCATTTTTGGTACCAGAATTACTATTTCTTATTGAGAAACCGGAGGTAGTTTGTGTACCATCTAAAACAGTCAATGGATCAGAATTGATAGTATCCGTATGATACAAGGTGACACCAATATTTCGGACTGCCGTTGGAAATGTAATTGGAAAAATGACGGCTCTGGTTGATGTTGGTCCAATTCCCGTTTCAAAACCCCATTGCTCAATCATTCCATTTGGCAAATATGTATAACCATTCCCAGATGTGGAGACGGTAAATTCATTGCTTGATATTGCTACCCACTTGCTTAGTGATGAATCATAGCGTAACCCAATCACAATATTAGTATCTTTTATTTTATTAGATACGTTGCCCATTGGAACAATGTTTCCAGATGTGGTTAGCGTTATATCCCTAGAGCTATTTGCTGATCTAACATAAATAACCTGTCCATCCTGTCCGCCATTAATAGTATCTAAATTATCAGTAGCAGCGGCTCCTTCGGTATCTAAAACATAAGAGCCTGAATTATTAGTTAAAGTTACGGCTCCAGTTGCAATTGTTAAAGCTGTCGCAGAGCCAGAAAGAATCGGCAAAGAAGAAGGATTTAAGCAAACAATATCAACGCCATCATTAATACAAAAGTATCTTTGGCTGGCTCTTAAATCATTTGCTTTTAATGCAACTTTTGTGCCTTGTTGTGTATATTTTTTCCAATTTAAAACAGATAATCCATCAATTGCTAAAGTTGGGCTATTTCCGCAATCAAGATGTGGCTGAATTACAAAAGTTTGAGTGTTATTATAAGCACTAATTGTCGGATTAGCAACTAAAGTATAAGCTGTGGAAGTGCCAGCAGTTAAACCCCAATAAGAAGTTGGACGAACATCAAAATCATTAAGAGAAACGGCGGCGTCAGTTTCCCCGACTGGGTCAACTGTTTCGATAGTATTGTTAGAAGAATCTTTAACAATAAGTTTTAATTGAGATAAATCAGAATACCAAATTTCAGGAAAACGACCATTTGCGTCAGATAAAACTGGGTTTGTATTTGCAACAGTTAAGCCAGCATTTTGATAAGTTGTAACTGGCGTTGTTGTTCCAGTTTGATAGAAAAAATATTTGTAGCCGACACCAACAGCTCCTGCGTTAGTGAATATTCTTGCGATTGGTTCGTAGAATCTTTGTGCCATAGTTTAGTCTCTATAATAACGATTTTTAATTTTTTGAGCTTCTTGTTCAGGATTGATACCTTGCATCAATACTGGTTGTTCTTTTTGACGCTGTAAAAGTTGTTGGCGGATTTGATCTTGAGACATGTTTGGTTCTTCTGCGTTGGCATCATCAATGCCAAAATCTAAAGTATTTGCAGCAACTATCCCAGAAAATTTATCTAATTGTTTTAAATCCGTAACCGCTTGAAAAACAAAAGGCTTTTGCTTTTTAGATGCTTTATTTATAATATTTTCAAGATATTTAATTGAGGCATTTTTATTAGTAATGATTTTAGCAATTTCTTTAGCATTTTCAGGATTTAAACCTCTATAATTTTTTACTAAAAATTGTTCGCCAGCTTTTGCTGCGTTTGTTATTGCTGCATATTTACCAAAATTACTTGTAGCATAAGAAATTAAGCCATTAAAAGCTCTTAAAATAAAATTTGTGCTTTCTTCTTGAGTGCTTGGTTTATTTAATCCTAAAGATTTAATAGCTTTATTAAACAAAGCTTCTTTGTTAATATTATCAATAAATTCTCTATAATCTTTTTCACCTAAAAAAGTTTTTAATTGATCTCTTTTAAATTTATTTTCGATTATTTTTTTTATTTGAATTTCTGTTGGTATATTAGAACTATCAAATTTTATTAATTTTTCTACATCTTTAACAATTGTATCTTTTGCCCCAACTTTTATATCATCTAAAATATCCTGTCTTTTTAAGCCAGATTTAGAAGTAAATTCATTTACCTTTTTTATTATTTCAGAAGGTTCATATTTTGAAAATTCTTTTCCAAATTCTACGGCATCTTTTCTTATTGCCAAAGGTTTAAAAACATTATCTGCTTCTTTAAAAGTTGGAGACACTTCTCCAATAATATTATCAACCTTGTTTCTTAAAATTGACAATCTTCTAACTTCTTTGTTTTGCCCATTTCTAATAGCTACGGAAATTTTATCATCAAACATTTCTCTTGTAGCGTGCAATGTTTCAATAGAATTATCAAGAGCATCAGGATTTAAAAATTGTTTAGCTTTATTTCTTGTTTCTTGAAATACTTGATTATTTTCTAATTCATCAAGTTGTTTAGCTAATTCCATTGATTTTGGCGACATTTGATTAAGATTAGTAATTTCTTTTCTAACATTAACTATTTTGCCACCTTCTTCAATTCTAGTTGTTTGTTTTCTTAAGGTGTTTTGAAATTCTTCAATTCCTTTTTTAGATAAATCTCGTTTATCATAAGATGATCCAGCTTTTATTCCAGCTACGCCAGTTTTGGAAATTTGTGGGGTTATTTTTTTTAATTTATTAATAGCGTCTATATTTATTCCTAAAGAATTGGCTTCATCTAAAAATTGTTTAGCTTCATTGTATTTTGTGATATTTTCAGAAAAAGTTGTTGCTCTATTGCCTTTTGTGGCGTTTCTTAATTCTTTATCAAGAAAATCTAAAACTTGATTTACATTTGGTCTTTCTTTAAAATAGCCAGCTTCATAAAGTTTTTGCCCAACATCATCAATTCCAACTCCCGCAGTACCTTCTTTTCTTAATAAACCCGGTAAAGTTTTATTTGTAATTCCCAAAGAAGCTAATTCTCCCTGATAATCGGCAATACCTCCTAATTCTTTTATAACTTGCAAAGGACTTTTTGGAGCATATTTTTTTAAATCTTGGGTAGCAGTTTTATATCTATCAGCAATATTAAATAATTCTTCTTTGCTAGAGCCTTCAAAACTGCCCCTTCCTTGTTTAAATAATTCTTTTTCTTCTTTAGAAACTAATGGTTTTTCAACATCCCTAGACTTACTTTGAAGATTATATTTATTAATAAAATCAGTTTTAGTTTTTGTTGAAGAATCAGTTTTAAAACTTTTTACACCTTCGGAAACTGTCGTAGTTTGCGGAGAAGTAGTTGTTTTAACTTCTTTAAATTCAAATTTAGGCACCATTGTTCTATCGGCTTCCGCTTCTGCGTATAAAGGAGAAGCTAAAGATTTTTGTGTGTCGCTAATTTGTTTGGTGTAATCATCGGCATTGTCTATTTTAGAAATAATTTTTAAATCATTATTTATTCTAGTAAAAGCTTCCTTGTTTCTTCCTTCTGTAAAATCTTTAACTATTTCTCTTGCTTGAGGATATTTATTAACAACACTTCTTGCAAAAGTTTTAAATTCGGGATTTTGAATATCAACTGCCGTCAAAGGTTTATCGCTAGGTTTATCTAACAATTCTTTTAAAGCTAATTTTGCAGATTCTGGATCCATTGCTTTTGCACCAACTTCTTCAGCAGTATCTTTTGTAAATAAATTTTTAACATAAGAACTAGTTTTTTTAGCTTTTGAAGCAACATTTTGAGCTCCTGAAACAACATAAGGAGCAGCTTGTTGGACTGCTCCGCCAACTACGCCGCCAACAACTGTCCCAGTTGCAACATCTTTTAAAGTTTGCGGAATGTTTGTTAAGTCTTCAGTTTCACCTAAAGCACTAGAGCCACCTAAAATAGCTCCACCTTTTACAGCAGTTCCAAATCCCTGACCAGCTAACCTAGCCGCTTCTAATGCTTTTCCACCAATACCAACATCAGAAAATACTTGCCCAGCAAAAGAAGTAAAAGGGCGATCTTGTCTAGCTTTTTCTAGTTTAGCTCTTTCAGCAGTTCTCGCTTCTCTATATAAATCACCAATATCAATATCTTTTGTTGCAGCTCCACCAAATATTTTAGCAACACCAGCAGCAATTCCAGCTTTTATTTCATCGCCAAAACCAAAAGGGTTTGTTGCAGTTGTAAAAGCTGCTTCGCCCATTGACATTTCTGGTTGGCTTTGGTCTTTAATTAAACCTCTTTTAACAGCTTCATCATATAAAGGCTTTTTATCAGCTGGTAAAATACCTCTGCGATTGGCTTCTTGTATAAGTTCTAGTTGGTTCGGCTTCATTAATTGCTCCCACTTAAAGAATTAAGAAGGTCTTCATCTGACATATCTTTCACAGAATTAAATAGAGTTTGTTTTTTATAATCAGTTCCTCTCACGCCATATGGATCCATCGCTTCTTTTACTGCGGCAAACTCTTTGTTTAATTGATTTAGCTTATATTTAACAGTTTCTTCTTCGTCACCAAACCTAGGAATTAATTTTAAAAATCTTTTTTCTTCAACTTTATTAATAGCCCCGCCAGAACGCATACGCCCAACTAAATCAGATAAATTTTGTCTCCTTGTTTCAAGAAACTGTGCGTCTTCACTAGCCATAACATTCGGCAAAATTGATCCAGCTGCGGCTCTGCCAAATTTAGCCTTTTCAAAACCACCTGTTTTTGGATTAAAAAATTGGTCTTTTAATTGAGCAGCAATATCTAAGCCACCTTCTGCAAGACTAACAACTTTTGCACTTTCTTGAGAAAGCGGCTTAGTTCTATCTGCTAAATTTTGCCCTACATTTTGTTGGTAAGATTTATATGCAGTAGGATTTAAGCCTAGTTTAGACATGTTTTCATTTTCTTGCTCGGCAATAGATAATTCAATTTCACCTTTACGAAGGTCTTGTCTACCTTTCTGAATATCAACGCCATATTTAGCTTGTTGGAAACCTTCAGTTTTAATTTGTGCAGCTTGATATTGTTCTTTTAAATCTTGTTCTCTGCCTTTTAGACGAGTTTTTAAAGCATTAAATTCAGCTATAGCTGGATCGTTTCTTTCTGATGGAAAATTTGCTGGCAAAGGCAATTCTCTTCCAGTAGCAGATTTATATTCTTCGTGCATTTGCTCCCATCTTTTTTGATTACGAGCATATTGTGGTAAAGTATCAAAAGCCTCTAAAACTCTAGCTCCTTGAACGTCATTATAATCTTGTTGCTTTCTTATTCCTTCCGCACGAACAGGGTTTAACCCAGCAAGTCTTTGAAGGGCGTTTTGATCGCCCATTGAGGCTGTTTGTGATAAAATATTTTCAGCTTGAGTCTGTGCAAATTTTTGTTTATTAATATCCATTTCTTGTTCGGCAGCAAGAAGCTGTAGCTGGTTAGCTTTTGCTTGCTGACCAAACTGACCAAGCTGATAGCCTTTAAGAATATTGCCTACATAATCTGGGGTTTGTTGTTGAATTAATTCTGGCATTTTATTATCTAAGTGATGGATACGTTGCGTTTAATCTAGTATTGTCATAAGCCCCTGTTGAAGCTCCATTCGGCTGATAAGTATTTTGTTGATTTTGTGAACCCATGCCTAACATTGCCATACCTAGCGCAGTTCCTCCAATTTGACTCATTCCGCCACCAATAATATTTCCCATTTGAGCATCTCTATTAGCCATAGCCATTCCTTGCCCTAGGACTCCTTGCTGAGAAGCATTAGCCATATTAGCGCCAGCTTGAATTTCATAATTACCCATTGCTATTGATGCATTTTGTCCAATTCCAGCAAGCCCTTGTAAATATCCAACTTGATTGCCAAATTCTTGCGAGGCTGTACCTTGAGCATATTCTTCAAGAGCTTTCATTGCCGCGCCTGATTTTAGACCGCCTTTTGAAGCTAATAGATTCTGAATTGAATTTTGACCTTGATTTAATCGGAATTGATAGCCTGGTGATTGTTCTAGGCGATTTTGTGTTGCCGCAGGATCGCCAGTAAGATATTGTTGCAATAAACTTAATCCACTTCTTCCTGCCTCTTCGTAAGGGCGTTGATAACCAATAGCTGCTTGTTTTGATCTACGCATTTCTGCAAGGTAAGCATTCATTGCGTTTCCTTGTGCCTTTGCTGCTCTTTTTGATGATTTATTCGCGTAATATCCTTGAGTCACCATGCCGCCACCAACTAATGCTGCGCCACCTATTGCTACTGCTGCGTAAGTCATTATTTATCTCCTATTAAAATTTCTTTATTAATCCAAGACAAATCGCTTTCATGCACCATTTCTTTTTCTAGGTCTTCGACAAGTGTGTTTTCGCTACGATGAATAGTCGACCATATAGTCTCTTCGTGGACATATATTAAGCGCTTTGTACCTGCTTTTGAAATCCATGTTGCAGGGGCTTTTATGCGAGTGACTCCTTCGTCAGTCATAATCGTTACTTCACCTTTGGACAAAATGCTAGTGTGATCGAAATTGTGAACCTTGCCAGTTAGGATTATATCTTTAGGCAGGGTTATTTGGCGAGTATATGTGTTATTGCAGATAAAATGCTCTAGTGGGAGTTCTTTTGCAGCTTGCTCTGTGCCTTCAAAATAGTTTTTGAGGTAATATTCTGCTAATTCTATTTTTTGTATATTAGATAAAACCGAAACATCTTTATTATATTTGGTTGCCATTACAGGCAAATTGAAGCAATTGCTATCTTCAACTTTTTCTACTAAATTTTCATCTGAAATTGTTGATGGCTCGACCATGTCTATTTGAGTTTCTTCTATTATCAATCATCATTTACTCAAATATTACTTAAGAAAAGCTTGTAGCTAATACCTTGGACAGTGTAGCTACAAGCCCTGAATTGCCCGTTAAGGAAAAACAGACAACAAAATAACTATTATTATTATTTTTTAGATAGCAAGAATTATTTTTTCTTGCCGCCTTTTTTGGTTCCGCACTTTGCCATATGTTTCATTGAATTTTTCATTGATTTTTTTTCTGATTTTATTGGTTTTTTTTTCATAATTTATCCTTTAAATGGTTCTGGCATTACTTCTAGTCGCTTTGCTTTAATTGTTGTTTTACCTTCTAAAATTGCTTTTGCTACTCTATGCCAACCATCGCAAATATAACCAGTTGAATCAATAATAACTGGATATTTTAAATCTGCTTTTTCAACTCTTTTCCAATGGTACAGAAAACTAGTTAAAGTTGCTTGGCAAAGAGCATGGTTCATATTAACGCCAGCAAGTGGAAGATCAAATTCTTCTAAACCTTCCGCTGCTTTAATTAAATCTTGGACTTCGTAATTTTTATCGCCAATAACATAATTGCTATCTAAATAATGGAAATCGTCAATTTTGATTGGTTTCATATTTAATCGTAATTAGGCACTGGCACGTTAATAAAATTGTCCGTTGTCTCTGGTCTAGCGTCAGGTATTGGTTGAGGAGTTGGATAAACAATTGGGGTGTCTTGTGGTTGTCTCCTTCTCCAAACTTTACTCCAAACCAGTTTGCCGTCCCATTCGAGACGGCATTCTGATCGCCATTTTTTAAAACCAGTTCTATCGCAAATGACTCTGTAATCCATTCTAGTTTACCTGAATTAACAATTCCGCACCAGAAGAATAAGAGTTAATTTTAACTCTCATTGCTTGAGGAACAACAATATAATTTCCGTTTTTAGAAGTAGTAGCATTAATCAAAGTTGAATCATCATGGTTTAACCAATTAAAATTTCTATCAGTTAAACTTTGAATATCATCGTTAGTTTGCTGAACAGTATAACTAATGGTTCCCGTTACAATAAAAGTCAACCCAACTTGTCTTTCGTTTCTATCGGAATAACTTCTTTTAATAGGAATTATTTTAGAAATAGCTTCGTCAACTGTACCGGCTTTGGTATTAGTGCCAACAGCTCCACTTGCAGAAATACTCTGAATTGAATAAAAATAATTCGTTGTTTTTACAGTGTTGTTGTTTGGACCAGCAATAGTTTCAGAAATAGGAATTGTTTTATTCTTGTCTTGATAGCCAGAAACAGTAAAATTTACTCCTGAAATATTACCAGTTGAAGCAAAACCAATTTTTTTAGCAAATAGATCTGGCGTAACCCATTCGCCACTAACAACTTCAGCCCCGTTAAGAGTAAAGTTGCCAGCGCCACCTAGTGTCTGATTTTGGAAAACTCCATCATCATCAACATTGGCTAAATCCATGTTTATTTCTATTCTACGCATAAGTTGCTCCTAATTTATCTTTCTTTAGCTGCAAAAACGTAATCAACAGACAAAGTTTTAGCTACCGCTTCGCCGTTTTGAATACCAAAAGAGATAGTTAGCTCTTCATCGTCAGGAAGGTTAGTTATTGCTAATTTACCAAGAACTGTTGGATTATTGCTATTTGTTGAAGCGGCATAAACAACTTCATCAACGCCGTTATAATAGAAACCCACAGTCATATAGGTTGCGGCAGTCAAGGTTGTAATAGCAGTTGCAGTTGATGCAGTTGAATCTTTAACAACAACAAAGTCTAGGTTAGCATCGCCGTCATCTTTTCTGAAATAAACACCGTCGGTTACAGCCAAAGGAGTTGTGTCAGTAATTTGAAGACCAATAACTAAATCAGATTGAGTTGCATCAGAAACTGCAAATCTTGCTTTGAAATACAATTTTTTGCCTGCTTGAAATTTAAATGATTCACCAACTTTTTGCAAAGCGTTTAGATCATCATCTGCTGCTGAGTTAGTAAGCAAAAGCACGCCGCCATCAACGTTAGTTAGTGCTTGAGTTGCGCCAGCTTGAGTTTCGGTAACTGTCCAATCTGCCGCAGCATAAGAGTCAAAATCGTTAAAGTAAGTGTGCATTTGGGTTGGATCTAATTGGATCATTTGTCCCAAAATGTTTTGAGCGGTAATGTTATTAACGCCTTTAGTAAAATTTGTAGTTGGCATAATATGTATAAATTTAGTTGTAGGGGGAATTTCACCCCCTTTTACCCAATAGGACAACAGTTAAAGGAATTAAACGCCTTCAGAAGCGAAGTAACCACGAGGATCAGTCACGCCGATAGCGTAAGAGGTCATCATTTTGTATTTCTCGTCACCAGACTCGAAAGCGCCATCGTTGCTAAATTCGCCTTGAACAGCGGTAATCATTTTAGCACCTTCAGGAGCGTCAGTTTTAATGAAGTAAGCATCATCTGAAGTTAAATGAGGATTTACAACAACGCCTTCAGAGAACAATCCCATGTATTTCATAGCATTAATATCGTTATTTGCGGTATTAACACGAAGTTGAGACTCTAAAATACGAGTAGCTTCAAACATCAAAGCAGGAGGAACTTGAAGAAGAATTGGTTTAATTCTTGCTTTGATTCCTCTGTCGTTGTTTGTTTCTTTGATTTGAGTGCATAATTCTTCTAAAGCTTCTTCGCAAAGATCTTGTGGAGTTGCTAGAGTGTTAGAGAAAGTACCAGCACGGCTTGGGTGATCGGTAGCAAAGAATTTCTTGCCATCGCCGAAAGTGTAGTTTGAATCAAAGCCATTGTTGAAAAGATTCGCAACGTCAACTTCTTTAGTCTCACGAAGAGAAGAAGAAAGATATTCGTTACCTTTAGCAACAACATCAAGATACTTACTAAACTTACGAGCTTCCCAAGAAACTTGGAAACCCAAAGCGCGAGTTCTTTGGTTGTAGGTTGAAACGTATCCTTGAGTCATTGAATCATAAGAAACGCCAGCACCTTCGTTTTTAGGATTGAAAAGACCAAAAGGGCTTACCAATACGTCTCTGTCGAATTGCTCGTCAGTAGTTGACATTTTAACCAATTTAGCGGCTAAAAGATCGTCTTCTGTGTAAGAACCCCAATAAGTAGTAATACCGGGCTTTAATGAAGTAGGAATAGTTCCTGTTACAATAATAGACATTTTTTAAATAAATTTTTAATTAATAATTAGATACCAGCTTTGCCGTTGGCTTCTGTGTGATTGTTGATAATAACAACCCATTTAGCGTGCTGACCAATAGCATTTTTAGGAGCGTCAAGAAGACGTTTGATTTTTAATTGGTAAGTTGCATCGGTTGCAGGAGTAGATGTATCCAATTCAGCACCAGACAAACCAGTTGCAGTTGAACCAGATTCAGCATAAACCACGTTGGCGTTCAAACCAACAGAAGTAACAGCCAAAGGAGTTCCAGCAGATTCTTCTTGAACTAAAAATTCTTGGAATGGGCTGTCAGCAACAATGGCAACTCTTTCAGTTGAAGCTGGGTTATAATTTAAAGTTAAATTGCTTGGGATAGCTTCAAAACCAATAATAACACCAGTGATAGCATTAGCATCGCCAGCAGTTGCTTTATTGATTTCAGGAAGAGAACCAGCAGGATATAACTTGCCACTTGTAAGAACGTTAGCAGTGTTAGAAGTACCAGTTTTTACTACAGGGTCGCCGATAAACAATGCAGTTGCATAGCTTGCAGGAATGTAGTAAGAGTTTTTAGGAATCTCCACGAAAGGAGAGTTCTTAAGCGGCGTTAAGCCAGCAGGAGTATTAGCGTTAGCCATAGTTTAATTTTAATTTTATCTTGTTATGAATTTTTGTGAATCTTGTTTCACATAAGTTGAAGAACCGCTTCCCAAATCCACATTTTTCATTTTTTCCAATGCTTCATTGTTTTGGTCTTCTATTCTTTGTTTATTGTCTCTCTCAATTTGAGCATCCATTTCCTCAGAAATTTCCAAAGCGTATCTCATAAATGTTTCGCCTTGTTTATTTGTACCACCTCTTATTGGAGCAATTTCAATGCCGTTTTCATCGGTAGCTGGTCTGTATCCCAAATCAATCAAATTTTGAATGCGATTTGGAATGTTAGAAGAAACCCATCTGCGTTTAAAACCTGCTTTTTTAGGCAAGTCAGAAACTGCACCGCTTCTTTTTAAAGAAGTACGAGGAGTTCTAATAAATTCTTTTCCATCTGGCAATTTTACCACTTCAACGTCTCTGTTAGTAGGTCTTGCCGCTCTTGAATCTTGAATATCTAATCTTTCAAGAGAATGTGTTTTTGGATTTCTATTTGCTTCTTTCATGTTTTTTCCTCAATTTTTATTTAAAATATTCTTTAATGGCTGTTTGTTGCATTTTAGCAATTTTCTCTTTGTCGAAATTGTATCTTTTAGCAAAAAACTCGCAGCTTTTTCTAATTTCTGCTGGCAAATCGTTATAAGAATTTTGTTTTCTAGTGTTTTGAACTCCCCTTACTCCTGATTCAACTCTAGGAGCTTTAGAAGAACCTAATTTATCACTAAAACGACTTTTGATTTCATCGCTTACCAATTCTAACCTTTCTTCCAAAGGGATTCTCTCGGATAAAGTGCCAAAATATGCCGTTGCAGAAGCCTGTAGAACCTTGTCTTCATGAAACCAAGTGTTATCCGCAGTCCAATTATCAATTACAAATTTATCATCACGACTAATTTGGTTTCTAGGTTGCTCAATTTCAGGCTCTTCAAAAGAAATTTTATTTTTCTCAAGTTCTAAGCGTTGCTTTTGGATAGCTCTCACTTTAGAAACATCGCCTTCTAAAATAGCTTGCTCTTCAGCTTCTTCTAAAGACTGAAATTTATTTTGAGTCTTTTCTTCGTAAGCAATTTTTTGAACATTAAGCATAACGTCCATTTGCTTGCGAAGTTCACTCATTTCTCTTTCAAGAGCGGTTTTTTCAGAAGCTAACTTTCTATTTCTTTCATTCAGAATAGGAGTTTCTCTTTCTTGAATAGATAAAAACTCTTCTGCTGATTTGTGAGGCTTAGGAGTTCCATCTTTAAATTTTCCTTTAAAGAATTTGCCAGTTCTCCAACCTCTATCCCAAGCGTCCTTTTCAGTATCAGACAGGGAAGCATAAAAAGCTTTTTCCTCTGTGTTTCTGTCAACAAATTGGTTTTGTTGGACTGGTTGCTCTACTTCAAGACTTTCTGATTCTGACTCTTCCATATCCTCAAAGATGGGATTAGAAAGAGCTTCTTTTGATCCATAAAGTTTTGAATCATCTATTGTTGTTGATTGGTCAATTACTGGCATATTTCCTCATTTATTTGCATTGCTAAAATGTCTCTGTCTAAAATAGAGCGATATTCCTTTCCGTCTTTTGTTTGGTCTTTAGATATTCTATAGCCGCAATAAGTAGGAATAATAATCTTATCACCAACACTTGGTTTTTCTTTCCAAGTGTTGTCATCAAAAGCTTTTGCACCAAAATCAATAATGGTGGCAATTGTTTTAGCTTGTTGCTGGTCTTCTAATGCTTTAGTTGGCAAAATAATTCCGCCTTTTGTTTTTTCTTCTACCACATCTGGTAAAATCAAAATTCTATATTCTAAAGACTTCCAACCAGAAGTATTTTTAATTTCCTTACTCACTCAAACCTCCATGAAATAAATTCAGCAGTTCTTCTATCGTGTTCTCGTCTTTTGTACCGAGATAGTTAGAAATTTGTTCTAATGCTTCACAACCGCCTAGGGCGCTCAATATAAGGTCTTTATTAAAATTGCCTTGCTGTCCTATGTAATTGTGCGCCATGTTGTTTAATAACTTGCCGCGTGAATTTGTTAAGATTCTTTTGAATTTTAACGCTGCTGGATCGTTTAACCAATCCTTTAACTCTTTCATTTCGATTTGACTCATGTTCTTACTCAAGGTTGTTATTATTAAATATCAGCAGAGGTTTCATCCTCCTTTTCTTTTTCGGTTGTAGGGATTTTAACTTGCTGATTCTCTAGTTTTCCTAGCACTACTGCCGCTTTAAATTTTCTTTCTTCTTTGCGGTCTTTTATTTTTTCCAGCTCTACTGCTGCCTTAAATTCCATTTCTTCTTTGCGATTATTAGTTTCGTTTTGTCTTGATTCGGCATCAATCATGTTGTCCAAAACGTCTAATTTATCTTTTGTGTCTGCCGTCTCAGTGTCTTTAACTAATTTACCTGCTTGAGCATAGTTTACTAATATTTCTGAGTCTGATTTAGCGGCATCTTTTTGGAATTTAATTTGCTCAAATTCTAATTTTGCAGTTTCAATCTGCGTTTTGGTTTGAATTTCCATGCGCTTAGTTTCTTCTTGCGTCATTGCAACTTCCATTACTGGATCAGGTTGCGGTTGTGGATTAATGATAAATTTGTCAAAGTTTTCAATTCCAGCAGTTTCAAACACTGTTTTGTGGAGCAATAATTGATCGACCATAGGAGAACCAATAAAACCCATTAAGAATTGAGCTTTGGCAAACTTTTGCATAGAAATAACATTTTCAGGATTTGCAACTGGTACAATGTCATAGCCTTTTAAAGAAAAATCTTCTTTAACACTTGGGCTTTCAAAAAGCTTAATGTCTAAAATTTCAGCATATTTCTTTTGGGATAAATATTCTAAATTTAACTCGTAGAATATGTTTATTTCTTGACGCAAAGAATTATAAATCCGCATAAATACGGACTTAAATTGTTTTTGTCCTTGTTCAGCCATTCCCATATAAGTAGTGGCGGCAATGTTGCCCGCATTTTCACCAGTCAGAACATCTCTCAAAGAACCAAGCTCTTTTCCTGCATTGACCAAGAATTGCATCAATACAAATAGCGTTTGTGAAGGCTCAGGAACTGGTAAAGGGACAATCGCCTCACGAATATTTCCACCAAAGCTTTCAACCATCTTCCATTCAGCAGGACGAAAAGGTTTCATACCGCCAGCCATATTAAGAGACTTAGAAATGAAGCCACCTCCAGTATTTTGAAGCGTTCCAGCGTCTGTTAATTGGTTAATCGAGCTATTGATTGCTGAGTTGATGTTGAATAATAAATGCCCTAAGCCAACACCATAAAACGAGCCATCAGGAGAAGGTGTAAAGATATAGCGAACAAAGAAATTAATTGCTTTGATGCTTTGAATTTCACCTTTTTTGTTTTTCTTAACGTCTTTTTCGTGAAATCTTTTAATTAATTTTACAAGTTTGTTTGAAGCTTTGTGAATTACCGCAATATAAGGCTCGGCATAACCATCATTATCTAAATCAAATCTTGTGTGCTGCTCTAAGAATATAATTAAACCAGCTTGCGCCTCGTCAGAAGTTCTTTTCTCGTCATTTTTATCAAGACTATTAGTGTCAGTTGATGAATCTACGGCATCTGGATCAAAATCAAAATCAATATAATCACCAGAACGAATTGAAGAAACTACGTCTTGCGGGTATTTTTCAATAATATGTGTAACAGGGGCTTCAAAAGAAGGAGCAAAGTCGTTTATAATTAATTTATCAGGATAAACTAAGTGAGAGCAAATTTTTTGTTCTTGTTCGTCAAAGTAATTTTTCTTAAACATCGTGCCAAGCGAGCCAAGAGCACTGAACAAAGCGTCCATATCTTGCTCAAAACCTTCAATCTCTTCATTCAACTGATAATTCATAACAGTTGCGATTCTTTGTCCGCGCTTAAGTTTAGCGCCTACGTTTTGAATAGCTGGCAAGCCCGTTTCATCGAGTGTCGCAATAGAGCCATCATCATTACGCATCTCATTGCCTTCAATATCTTTCATTACTTCGCCATCATCATTGCCAATAACTTTAGCTTTTACAATGTTTCCATCTTTGAAAATTTCAGGGTAACATTTAGCCGCGAATTCAACGCAAGCAGTAGAGATTAAAGGAAAGATAACGTTTGAGGAGCCTTCAAAAGGAAATGAACGCTTTTCTGATTGTGAAAGCGTATAGCGGATGATTTGTTGAAGCTGCTTTTGCTTCTCGCTTCTTGATTGTAAATCTGTATTGTAACGTGTATTGACTTTGTTAGCAATAGACGCGCGCATCTCTTCGGACAATATCTCAGCGAGATTATCGGTTTCTAGGATAGTTTTAAAATCTAAATATTGGGCAGCGTCTTGAGTGAGCAAGTCTATTTTTGCGTTTCGTTTACAATACATTTACTCAAGATGCTCTCAGATAAATTCATAATATTTTTAATGTCAAGTGTTATTTAATACCCTGTTATTGAATTTCTGTTGCTCGCATTCAAATACTCTTCATAAGCCCAATCATCAACAAAGCCTTTTTGTTCTTGTGCGTAAGTCTCTAGTCGATGAATTGAAGCCGCAAAAGTCTGGAAAGCATCAGCTCCGTTTGAATTAATATCATGCAAAGGTTGATCCATGAAGCAGTTAAGCTTATCATTAAATTTCTTGCGATATTCTCTAAGCCTTCCAATACCAGTCTCGCATCTCTTTTGATCGAACCAACAGCGGCTTATTACTGCTCTTGCTTCATTGATTGAGTCCATCTTGTTTTGTGCGCGCGTTATCTTCTCAAACTTAAAGCCAAAGTTGGAAGCAATCTCTATTCCGTCCTTTCCATCGTAATAGCTTCTTTTTGCAATATCATGCGGCGCAAAGTGCTTTCCGTAGTTGTAGCCCTTTTCTTTCAATATCTTGAAGTAGAAAGGCAAAGGCTCTTCAGACATCTCGTAGTAATCAACAATCATGAAGTCATAGCCCTTCTTCTGAAAGAACCAGATGCAAGTCGTGTCATTAATTCCCAAATCCCAAGCTGTGTGCACTGGAAGCATCTGATCTATTCCAACTCTCCCGATTCTCCCGTCTTGCTCTGCTTTGATTAATTCTTTCGACCAGTAAGCACCAACAATAGCCTTTTGAAATGCTTCTTTAGAATTACTCGGGAACTCTTGTTTCATTAAGTCGCCCTGCGTCTCTTCTTTCTTACAATACCAAATTTGCTGTAGTCTCGTTAGTTTGATGCCCTCTTCTTCAAGCTCTAAGAAATAATCGCTTTGCTTGTCGTTCAATCTGTAATCAGCATTCATCTGATATTTCTTATCTTTCCACCAGCCAAAAAAATGAAACTTCCAGTCTAAAGGCGTTAGTTCTTCTCTCATCCGCATCTTTATTTCGGCGACACTGCAAAGATTAAAGAAGTGACCGCTTGCGCCTTGTGCTGTTGACTCAATAACAATCTGTTGTCCTTGGTGGACTGTGTTAAGTGATCCAGACATAATTTCCTCTGCTTTGTCGGGACTCTTGCGACATATCTTACCGAACTCTGTAATGTGTAATCTTTGAACTGTGCCTGAACGTGCAGAAGTAGTTACTGAATAGCTTGATCCGTTACTAAATCGCATGATCTCCGTTGAGTCTGTGATTAATTGTCTAAGCTCTTTAATTTCAGGCGGCAATCTGTCGTAAGCATAACGCACTTTGTCTCTAAGTAATTTCTTTGCATCTTCTAAATCATCACCAATCAGAACCGCTGTAATGTTTGAATTAAACAAACAGTCGTCAAGATAATTGATGCAATAGAATGTTGTGATTCCTAATTGACGTGCTTTAAGAATGATGTTAAGAGGGTGCTTCTCTTCTATTAATTCGCTTTGCGCTTCGTTACATATAAACTTAAATTCTTTCCCGTTTTCATCTTTGCAGTAGTACAAGTTGGACATGCGCCAAGCCTTGTTTGCAATATTTTTTTTGAACTGCTCTAGTGCTTCGGCGCTGTGCTTCATTTATAACACTTCGATTTTTGGTTGTAATTTAACAATTATTTTCCTGTTTTCATCTCTTTCAACTTTAACTTCGAAATCCATATTTTCTAACTCTTTGGCTTTTTTTTCGTAAAATTCTGCAAATTCTGCAACTAACTTGTCATCATCTGACTTGTTGCAGAGTATGACCCTCTGATAATTATCATATGGATCTGGATCAATACTTATGATTGTGTGTAATTCATTATTGATTGTTACGACATCACCTAATTTAGGTTGGGATTGTAGCATTTCTTTCAAAGCATTTCTTTCACATTGAATCATTTCATTTTCTCAATTTGTTAAAATTATTTATTGTTATCAATTTCTTGCAACACTTCACCAAGCCAAGAGCTGCTTGCGCTTGTGTCTTTTATTTCAGCTTGAACTTTTGTGTAATCACCGAATTTTTTTGGCTTTAACTTTGAAGCAACCCACTTTCTTGCGTCTACTCTTAAGCGACTTCTTGCGATAACTTCTTGATTGATTACTTCTCTTCCATCTTCGTCTAAATAAGTATCATCTATTTTATAATCAGAAATGTCTATTATTTCATCGACAAGAGTTTCTGCTTGTTCCTCGCGTGCGCGTGCGTACTGATTGCTTAATTCTTCGCTACCATTCAACCACTTCCAAACGCTCGTCAAATTCGGCATCTTCTCATCTTTGCAAATCTTGCGCAATGATTCCCCTTCAGCAATTCTCACACAAATTTCATCAAATATTTCTGAGCTAAATCTTACGCTATTTTTAAGCATGTTTTAATTGTTTGATTGCCGCGCCAGCTTCGCTTGGTCGCTATTGATAATGTCGAATATTATTTGAGAATTTCCAGTTGGATTATAGCAAGTCTGCTATTCTCATCGCGCGGAACTTTGTCAAGTTATTTCTTTACTGTCAAGTAATTTTTTTAATCTCAATTTGAAACACTTTCAATTATTTCAACATTTATTTAAAATTTTATTTGACACAATTTTTTGCAATTCTTCCGCGCTTTTTTTTCTTACTTTCTCTCAATTTCTGCCAATCTTTTTTTTAAATCTTTTTTAAATTATTTTTTCATTTTCTTAAATCATTTTCTCGCGCAATCAATACCAGCGCGGCTTTGCAGCTTCCAATCTTTGCATTGCTTACAGCCTCAACGTTTTGCAATTCTTTTATCTCTTGCGTCTTACTCGCTCTAGCTTCAATTCTTTTTTTAAATACTTTAAAAAATACTTTAAATAATACTTGCAACATAATTTAACCACGTTTATTATACGTTTATCGAAATAAGAATGTTTCGAAATAATAATTAACTAAAGTAAAAAATATGAAAATCAATTACTCTAATGAATTAAACCCAAAATTGACAAATGCCGGCGGAATGTTTTATGAAATTTCGGGCAAGACAAAATATATTGCATCAGTAACAAATTGGAATCACGCACCAGCAATTGTGAATGCAAAAACGGGCTTAACAATTGGCTTTTTAAGAAAAGAGGGCTTTCAACGAGCTCGGGGCTTCAGAAAAGACTTAGGAAAATCAGGACTAGTTTCAAAATCTATCAAAAATTAAAAACAAGAGCCTTGCCAGTGCCGCCGCGATTTCGGCGGCACGATGAAGGGCTTTTCTTCAAATAATAACTAAAAAACAGGGGCAAATTATGCAAAATCATAAAC